TGCAAATACTGTAAAACGTTAGTGTTGTCTTCAATAACGTCAGCACCAAAATAAGAAGCACCAGTATCAATGTTGCGTTTATCCGCTGGCCACTCAACAAACTCGTTATCCAAAATAGCGTTGACACGAGCACCCGAATACTGTGCGGTAGCAGTACCACCAGCAAGAGTCTGGTTATTCAAATAGACGAAACCATCATTGGCTTGCAAACTAGCAATAGACTTACCAAACGGCTGATACGACAAGTTCCAGTCATTGATGACACCCTGGAACTGTTGTACGTTGTTTGAGTACACGCGCACCAAACGCTTAGGCAAAGTCAAACCATACAGAGGCGAGTCTTCATAGGTAGGGTCAAACACACGTGATTCGTTATTGAAAGTGACAACAAGGTCACCTGCAGAAATCTGCCCAATACGACTATCTTTACCGCGAGTAATCTGATAACCAGTAACGTGCTCAGTAATGTCGTAATAAGTAAATCCAGCCAAGGTATAGGTTGCGTTATTTAACTGACCCTTAACCGGATCATCCAAAATAAAAAAGTTACCAATCGGAAGAATCTGATCAGTACCAATCTCAATTTTCTCTACAGGCATTAGAACTTAATTCCGTTAGCGTTAGCGTACTTCTTCAACTCAGCATACACGGCCTGACCAACAGCAGTACCATCAGTACCCATACCAGCGTTCACGTTAATCGTCACCGAAGAACCCCAAGCCGTAAACTTTGGTGAAGCAATCAACTTGTTAGCCAAAGCAGCCGCCTCAGGGCTTGCACCCTCAAAGTTCATCTTCTTAATGTCACCCAAACGCAAAGTCAACGCTTCAGCAATCGGTTCAACCTGCTTCAAAACAGGTGCTGTAGGCGCTTCCACAGGCACAACCAGGTTAGCCATCTGAGCGTTAAACGCGGTAGTAAACGCGGTAGCCAAAGCAGTAGCAGTATCAACCAGTTGCTGCTCTTCAGCCAACAAACCAGCCACCAAAGCGCTAGTAATCTCTTTACCAGAATCCAACATCACCTTGGCAGTATCCTCAGCGATAACCGCGGTCACAGACTCCAACTCAGCAAACGTACTGTTCAAAGCACGAACAGACTCAGAACCACCCTTGATAATCTCTTCAGCAGTCGCACCACCAGCATCAGCACCAGCATCAACAATCTGCTTAAACAAGGTTGAATCCAAACCAAGTTCACGCAAAGCCTTCAACTGAGTAGCAAAACGCTTCGTCTTATCCAAAACGCTCTGCAAACCACCAACAAGACCCTGACCGCTAGAGAACTCTTTAACAGTCTTCTTAGTAGCAATCGACAAATTGTCAATGATCTTGGTAGTGACAACCTCAACATCAATCTGTTGAATCATCGAAGTCAAGTTAGCGACAGAAGTCAACGCCTGACGAACATCACCAACAATGCTCTCAGCCAAAGTACGCTTCGCAATCAGTTCATCACGTTGACGAGCCAAGCCAGCAAGAATAATCTTCTCTTTAGCCGCATAAGCGCTCAGAGCACTCGCACCATCCGCAAGAATCGTGTTAGCACCCAAAGCCTTACGGATACGCTCCTCAATGTCAGCAAACGTATCCAATACCTGACGTTCAAACTCGCCAATCTCACGAGTCAAAACCTCAGTAGGAATAAGAGACCGCATAGATTCTTTGATCTCGTCACGGAACGCTTTGAGGCTCTCTACAGCATCGTCATACTTCTGTTTCGCTTCGTCATAAGCACGAGTAGCTTCATCATTGAACTTCTTGTTAGCTTCAAAGATTTCCTTCATACCTGCATCGGTACGACTGAAACGAGCCTGAAGATCCTTGATGCCCTTTTCACCAGCTTTGATGACATCTAGGAAAACCTTTTCCCAACCCTCACCAGAACCAATAATTGACTGGATTAGACCCTCAGAAGCACCAAGAGCCTGTAGTTTGAGACTAGCCTGTTGTTTACGAATCTCCTCAGAGATGTCTTTGTAAAACTCTTTGATGTAATCAATTTGCTTCTTAGTGGTTTTCTTATCACCAGTAGCTGTAACAGCACCGCCAGCGCCTTCAGCCTGAGCTGCTTTAGCTTGAGCACGAAGAGCTGCACGGTTACGCTCTGCAGAAGCAACAGCATCCGTGTACTTCTTGATTGACTGCTGATCAGTAAGCTCGGCAATGCGGTCAATGATTTTTAGAATAGGCGAAAGAACGGTGCTAAGAATTACAGACTCATTAATAAACTCACGAATCCAAGTAAGAATCTCACCAGTAACGCTATCGTCACCAACGTTAACGCCCATACCCTCAAAGAAGGCTTCAAAAGCAGACCAGGCATCATCAACGGCTTGACCCAAGTGCCTAAACAAGTCCACAGCCAGCTCGATAGCTACAGCCATAGAAGCACCGATGAGGTTAATTAGTGGTTCAAGCACTTTAACGAGTTGAGCAAAAGCACCAAGGATAGTGCCCAATAACTCAATGATTGGTGCAAGAATCGGGGTTAAAGCCTCAATGATTTCGTTGAAAGCCTCAAAGACTGCCGATAGTTGACCAGTACCATCTTTTAGTTCACGAGTCAGAATCTCAGTAATCTCAGTAATAGCAGGTTTGAGAGTTTCTCCCAAAGTTGACTGCATATTCTTGAACTCAGCATTTAGCTTCTGTTGCTCAACATACAACGTGCCAGCCATAGCCGCAAACGCACCCATAGCATCGCGTGAACGCAAGTACAACTGTTCCAAACGAACCTGCTGTTGAGCATTTAGCAGCTCTTGACCAGTAAGTTTGCCCAGACCCTTAGCAGCAACCAAAGCATTAACTTCATTCTGCTTAAGAGCAACACCGAACTTCTCAATCGGGTCATACTCACCACGGAACAAAGCCGTCATAGCAGTCAACGCTTCAGACGTGTCATAACCAAACGTGGTAGCCAAGTCTTGAGCAAGAATAGTCAACTTCTGAGTGTTCGATGAAACATCGGTCATCTCGAAACCAGCCTGTTTCAGAACCGATCCAAGATAAGTAACAGTACGAGCCGAATCAACCTGACTCAAACCAAACTGAGAACTCGTCTCAATAAAGTCCTTCATCTCACTCGTAGAAGAACCAAACACCTTATTAACAGCAGCCATGTTGCGCTCAAGGTCACGAGCAGCAAGCACAGAGTCACTAAAGAAGTTAATAGTGCCATTCAAGGCTTTGAAAGCAGTAGTCGCTACAGCAGCCTGAATACCAATACGACCAAGAGCACCAGCAAGAGTACCAAGGCTCTTCTGAGCAGCAACAACACCAGCAGCGTTAAAAGTCGATACTAATGGAACAATAACAGCCATTACTTGCTACCTGCTCTCAAATTTGCGTTGATTTGTGCCTCAGTAATGCGAATCAAACGAATAAACTCCATATTGACCTGCGGTATAGCCTTCTCAGCACCAGCCCAAACCATACGAGAAGTATTACCCCTAATACCTCTAGGGCCAGACTGCAACTTCTCAACCATTGCTTGACCCTGCCCATTGACACGGTGACGGCGCATCTTCCTCACATACTTGCCTGTACCTGGAACATACTGGTTGTAAGGATACTCGCGGGTCTTCTTACCATCCATACGACCACCCTTATTAGCCAAGTCAGCCATCTGAGTAGCAGCAGAGTTAGTCCAAACCGAAACAATTGAATTGTTCTTGCCACGCTTACGGATCTTAGTATTCACTTTGATAGTCGTGTTACGGGCACTCAAACGGTTGTTCCAAGTCAAACGCCCAGGCTCAACAGCCTTCTTCATGCCCTTGATTGGTGCACTACGAGGAATAGCAGCCTTAATTTCTTTGTTTACAGGCCGAGCAATCTCTTTAGCATTTGCACGAAAACGAGACACCAATTTAGGGTCAATTTTACGAAGCTCACGAGCAATGTAGGCAAAATCGTTCATCTGAATGTAAAGACCGCCACCCTTGGCAAAGTTGCCTTTATTGCCAATATCAATCTTGTCAGCCATAACCCACCAATCTCTACACCTATTCTACCGGCTAAAAGCAAATCCCCCCTCCTCGAAAGGAGAGGGGAAACGCTAGTTTCTAGGTGGCTGATTCCTCGCAATTAAGAACCTATACATAGTCCATAACATACGATCATCCAACTGCAACAGTTCACGCGGAGAAATACCAGTTTCGCAAGCTATTCCCGCAATGTACCAATGAGCGGATGTTTCACCTAGACCCCTTATTTTGGGTCTATTTCACTCGCCCCAACTGTAACCACAGTCTCGATCCACTTGTCGAACTCAAGAGTCGTAGCCTTACGGCGAAACTCTGAGTGCCAAGCGAGGAAGAACAAGTGAGTGAGTCTAGTATCCTCAGCCAACTTTGTGACACTCAAATTGAATTTGTCTTCGAAAGCTACCAAGTCACTTGCAGAACAAGTAACCTCAATAGGCTCTTTACCGATGTATTCAATGCGTAGGTTGATTTTCAATTTTTATCCTTTGTTAGGCTGTGGCCTTAGAAATTGCACCACTTGTAGGCCACGAGATCGAAACCGTAGATAGGTCACCTACAGCCCCCGAGACGGGGTTCCATGCGTTCACAAGAACGGTGGCCGTATACGCGGGTGTGGTTGACGAAGCTGCAGTACCGTTACCAGCGATGATAACAGCGGTAGCAATCGAACCGATTAGAGGGAAGATGGTGGCTTCAACTGAAGCTGCTGCATAATCCTGGTGGAAGTCAATCGAGACTGAACCCGACTTTAGACCGCCGATAAGTTCGGTGTAACCCTCGCTACCGAAATCGGTGACATCGACATCAGCGACAGTCATAGCCAATTCAGCACGAGCAACCGAAGACGAAAGGTCAACGCCGTTAATGCTGACCTTGTTTCCTGTGACAACATACTTGCCCATTTAGTATCCTTTTAGCTTGCATACACCACTACAGAAAACTCTGCAGCAATGTATTGGTTTTCGTTTACAGAGATTGAGCCGTATGAGCTAATCTCGGTCACTCGGCAGTCATTAGCAATCCCACCAAGAGTCCTATCTAATTCTACTACTTCCTTCACGCTGTACTTGCCTGAGCCAGCACAGTAAGCATCAAGCTGCCTTTGAGCGCTACGCTCATCAGCTCGACCCACAATGACGGTGATAGTAAAACGGAACTGATCTAAGCCACGGTTCATAGAGATGTCGAAGGTGACAGGAATTGAGTCAGGTTCAACAACCGCTACAGGCGGGTTGATTACATCGACCACATAGTTCTCTGTTCGCAAACCTGGAATGTTGGCCAGTCTCTGAGCCAACCCCATTCGCAAATCAGTTATAGAAGCCATTAGCCTACGTTCCTCATTTGACGGTAAGGCTCCAACAGGCTCTGTACGTCAGGGTCGAAACGTGAAACACGAATAGCACCCATGTCACCGAAACCAGCAACACCAAGAGGCGAGTCAGGTCTCTTGAACAAACGGATAGCCAAAAGAGTACAGGCGTACTTGACTGGAGTTGGTACAGCAGCCCAACCCCAAACACCAGTAACACGCACTAACGCTTGATCATTCAAAAAGTTGAAAGTCTTGTCACCCACAGCACGAATCTGAGTGTAAGGTCTGCCCATACCGTTGTACCCGCCGTTGATAGGTTCCAACTGGTAATCGTTAGCTGTCCAAGCGGTGTAAGTGCCACCAACCTCGTTAGTGGTTTCTAGGGTAGTCAAAGACTGAAGGTCATCAAGGTAAGTGATGTAAGCATCGTTAGCGGCAAAGTTGCGAGTAGCAGTCCCACCGTTATAGAAGACACGACCACAATGCTCGTCAATGTCACGCGAAGCAGTCTCGATAGCGAACTCAATCATTTCATCATCAATACCGTCAAGTATGTTGATGGCTTTTTTGACAGTCGCTAGAGAAGCATAACCATTAGTTATAGCCACAGGATCTCCTAAATCTACTTCTCTATTCTACCGCTTAGGCGCTGTTTCACAGCAGTAGACGAAATGCCCTGAGTGTAAGGCACATACATTAGCCCTATACCGCGTTCATCCAACCAGTCTTGAGTGAAACCCATCTGAGCGTAATAGTCGCGCCTAGCCCAATCTGAGCCGATAACAATAATGTCTGGTTTGACTATCTCAATAGCAACCCGAGAGTCACTACCCCCAAAATTAGGAATAACGTCATCGACAAAGCGACAACCGCGCAAGACCTCACACCGTTCTTCATAACTCATCACCGGAGGCTTTCCTTTGTAGTTTGCAATGAACTGATCCGTGTTCAACGATACAGTCACAGAGCCAAGTTCTGCACAACGTTTCAGCAGGTTCACATGACCCGAATGAAACAGGTCGAAAGTTCCCCCCGTATAGATTCTCAATCCCATCGGTTCTCTCTTCTAACTCGCAAAGACCATTCGCCCTGTGTGTAATCCTGCTCTGCATCTTTTCTTTCAAATAACAGTTGATTAGCATTAAAAGATCGCGCATTTGCGTTGATATAGCCTGACTTGAGTGTCGAACTGTTCTCATGGTGCACAGTAGCAGGAATGTGGTTAATCGGTACTTCCTTTTGACGAACTCTACGCTCCAAGTCATTGTCATCAAAGTAAAGCGGATAAAAGCGTTCATCATACAAGCCAACCTTTTCGACCATGCCTTCACCAAATACTACAGCCGACCACGGTGGTGTGATGTCTAAGAAGTTCAACGCTTGAGTATCAACGTTCTCAGCAATCTTCTGCAACGAACCAGGCTCAAACCAAGCATCATCATTAATCAACACCCAATACGGTGCATA